CTACCTGGATCAGAGACGCTATAGGCAACGTCATAAGACCCCGCAACTGGAAAAGTGATACGCGGTGAAGTGGGAGAAGTTGTTGTGTCTATAATTGGTTCCGCATTATCAGAAAAACCTTTTGACTCCACAACAACACCATTCCACGGTGAAGCAGAAAATACAGAAGCACTTGCAGCTGACATACTGCGCCAAGAACCGAAAGCTCCCAAAAGAGCTGGATTCATTTTAGGATTTGTGAATTCTACCTCGTACTCAACATATAAATCACCACAGTTTGCACCTGGACTACCTCCAACTGAACAAATTGTAAACAGTGCAGTATCATACAGTGTGGGGTCCAAACCAGATGGTAAAGCTGCTGTTCGAACCATATACTTCTTAGACAGTTGACCACGTCGTGGTTTAATGTCATATGACCAATCACGCCAAACAACTTCTTCTCTAGCCCCGGCGTAATTCATTATCTCCTCAATTGATGTGAATTCAGGGTCATTAACATCATATTGAACAGCCATATAAATTGCAGCATTAGCTTGTGTAGAAATCCGATTACGATAAGTATATCGAATATTTCGGAATCTATAATTTTCAAAGGAGCCTGCAATTTGCGCCAACCATGGAAAATTATCATTTAATCCAGGTTGAATGATATACCGGCCAACGCCAGTAAACGCAGTGACTTCAATTATAGGCTGTAAATACTCACGATGGCGAACGACAATCGCCTTACCATTATTAAATTGAGGAGCACCAACGACAACCGTCCTCTGCTTAGCAACAGGTGCTGAAACTTTAACTTCTCCTCGACCGAAACTTTTCGGCTTAGATGCCAAGTAAGACGCCCTGCCGAATGAGCTATAAATAGCTCTAGACGTCTTCTTTTTGGCTTTTCTTTTAAGATTGCGTTCCCGACGGTTGGCTTTCGCCACCATCGCCCTCGCAACCTGTTTCTCCTTCTTCGTCATCTTCATGCCTTTCGGCTTCGCGGACATATTTGTCAAGCTGAAATTCGATAGATTCGATTTTCAAATCAGGCTTATTGTTTACGGCCGACTGACCCTCAAAATCATTATAGAGGCGGTGTAACGCTTCATCTGTCTTATAAACACCGTTGACTTCTTCGAAGGTGAAAGGATCATCCTTCGTTCGAGCGCAATGAGATTGCAATTTCTGCATATATTCATAATCCTTCTTCAACCAAGCGAGATACTCTGCAAAAAGCATCCGACACTCATTATTGAAGAAAGACGTCATTCTCAAAGCACAAGCTTTCAAATAACTCCATCGAATATGCCTATGAGCACGTGTGTGCCAAAGCATAGAAGAAACGACTTTATCATAATCCGGGTAGGGAACATAAGCTCCACCTACTTTCTTTGTGCGTTGCGAAAGGAACTGCCTTTCTATCAAAGGACCTTCACCAGTGGCTTCAAACTTTGCTTGGATGCCCAAAGTTTTCCACACATCAGTTATTGATCCAGTGTGAAACCAATCAAATTCATCTGCCACTGTGAACAAAGAATCATCGCCACACAATGCTAACTTAACGCCTTCAGAAAAGGAAGAATAAGACGTTTCATTTGGACTCAGCTTAATCCAGGCGTAACAAAACAACATATAATGTATAATTGTGTTAGTAACTATTGTGAGAAATGACCCTGATGGATTACCCTGTGTTTTAAAGAAAAC